CGCGACACCTTCATCGCCCAGAGCACCCTGTGCGGCTACGATGTCTGCATAGGTATATGCATCTACAGTTTCAACCTTGCCTGCGGCCTGTACTGCTGCAACAATTTTCTGCATTACGATGGTTTCCAGACGCTGAGAGAAACCAGCAACGATTGCTTGAGTTACAATTGATTCAATCTGAGGGCATGATTTCAGTACTGACCTGGAGAGAGGGACGCTGCCACCATATGTGGTTGGCTTCATTAGGACACTTGTAAAATTTGGGTCTACTTCTGGACTTGCACCATTTTCTGGTACTTCATCAAAGCCCGCCGCAAAATCCGCTGAAAGTTTCGGCAGACTAATTTCAGAGGTCAGACCGGAATATGTCTGTACTGGCAGATTTTTCAGAACACCTTGATCACGCAGTA